CCCTATGGGTGCGGAACCTACTGATACGCTGAGTGCGAGCGGCTCTTTCACCGGAAAAGTTCGTCACATCAAAGTTGCAAGTGGGTACGGCACCGCTATTTTTTATGGCGATTTCGTCAAGTTGGTAAACACTGGTACTGTTGAGAAAGATACAGGCACCACTACAGCAACACCTGTTGGTGTATTTGTTGGTTGTGCTTATACCTCTCCAACCACCAATGAGTTGACATTCTCACAATACTTCCCCGCTTCAACTGCGGCGAGTGATATTGTTGCGTATGTTGTGGATGATCCAAACGTATTGATGCGTATGCAGTCTGATGAAGCAATTGCTCAGACTGGCTTGGGCAACAACGTAGCGATTGTACAAACTGCTGGCTCAACCAGCATTGGGCGTAGTAAAAATGCTGTAGATGGATCAAGCATTGCTACTACTAACACACTGCCTTTGCGTATCATTGACTTCGTCAATGGCCCCGACAGTGCAGTGGGCGACACATACACAGATGTGATCGTTAAGTTTAATGCTGGACATCAGTACAGCAATACTACTGGCGTATAAGGAGGTCTAGGCAATGGCTATTTCACGCGCACAGATGCTTAAGGAACTCCTGCCGGGGCTTAACGCTCTATTTGGTCTGGAGTATGAAAAGTACGAAGACGAGCACGAAATGATCTATGAGACGGAATCGTCTGAGCGATCATTTGAAGAAGAAGTGAAGTTAAGCGGCTTTGGTGCTGCTCCTGTTAAAGCCGAAGGCGCAGCTATCAGCTACGACTCAGCGCAGGAATCTTACACTGCTCGTTACAACCACGAAACCATCGCTATGGGCTTCTCTATTACAGAGGAAGCTATGGAAGATAACCTGTATGACTCATTGTCTGCACGTTATACCAAAGCTCTTGCTCGCGGCATGGCTTACACCAAGCAGGTTAAAGCTGCAAATCCATTGAACAATGGCTTTGATAGCTACACATCTGGTGATGGTGCTTACTTGTTTAGCACTACTCACGCCTTGGTGAATGGTGGAAACAATGCAAACCGCCCTGCGGTTGGCGCTGACTTGAACGAGACTTCATTGGAAAATGCAATCATCGAGATTGCTGCTTTCACTGATGATCGTGGCCTGTTGATCGCTGCCCGTCCTCGCCGTTTGATCGTTCCACCTGCATTGATGTTTACCGCAGAGCGTTTGTTGGAAACAACTCAGCGCGTTGCGACAGCAGACAATGATATCAACGCAATTCGTAACATGGGTGCAATCCCCGAAGGTTACTCAGTCAACCACTACCTGACTGACAGCAATGCGTTCTTCATCATTACTGATGTTCCCAACGGCATGAAGCACTTCCAGCGTACTGCAATGGAAACCTCAATGGATGGTGACTTCGATACTGGCAACGTCCGCTACAAAGCTCGCGAGCGTTACAGCTTCGGTGTTTCTGACCCACTCGGAATCTACGGCTCTCCCGGCGGTTCCTAAGTGCATAAAGGGGCTTCGGCCCCTTTTTTGTATTTCTATTTTGTTTAAAAATTTTCTAGGGAATATTTGTTGCGCTTCGACAGACCTAGCTGACGACATGCAGACAGGCGCAATCAACTCGCATGTGAGGAAATTAAAATGGGTACAACTACTTTTTCAGGCCCGGTCGTATCAGACAATGGGTTTACAGGTAACGTAACAGGTGATGTAACTGGCGACATTACAGTCAATGACTTCGTCAAGTTAACTGCAATTACTACTGGCGATCTTCCAGCGGCCGCTGCTGGCAATGCAGGCCAAGTTCGTTTAATCTCAGACAATGGTGCTGGTGATGACGAGTATTGTCTCGTTGTTAGCACAGGCGCTGCTTGGGTTACTGCTGTAGGTGCAGCATTAAGTTAATGATTGGGGCGCAAGCCCCTTTTAGGAGATTATTATGTCTGTAATGACAGTTAGAAGTGGTCACCTGCATAGCAGTGGTTACATTGTAAAAGATAGGACAAGAGTAAAAGCAATCGATGTTGTTGGTTCATCTAGTGCTGGTCTTCTTGAGTTGTGGGACACAGATGTTGCACCGTCTACTGGAACATATGGTCGGTCTGGAACGACTGTTACAGTAACTGACACCGATCACGGCCTGTCAACCGGAGATAAGATTGGAATCTCGTTTGAGCCTGATGGCGGGGTTATTGCAACACCCGGTAATTATGAAGTTACTGTTGTTGACGCTGACACATTTACCGTAACTGATATAAACTCTGGGACGATTGCAAACGATCCAGATTGCCGTTATGTATATTCAAATACAGACAATACTCCAGCTGCTTGGATGGCAACATATCACACAGCTGCAACAGATATATTCTTTAATGGGTTTAACATCCCAGAAGGCGGCATGCTCGCCAGAAAAGGAGTGTATGCTTATGCGGAAAATTTAGAATCAATTAATATTTACTATGGCTAATAAAAAACCATCAAAGTCAACGGTAAATAAAGCTGGCAACTACACCAAGCCTGCAATGAGAAAATCTTTATTTAACAAGATTAAAGCTGGCGGAAAGGGCGGCAAGCCCGGCCAGTGGTCTGCAAGAAAAGCTCAAATGCTGGCTAAAGAGTACAAGGCTAAAGGTGGAGGCTACAAAGACTAATGGCTTTAAAGTCTCCTCAGAAAAGTCTTAAGAAGTGGACTGACCAGAAATGGAGAACCAAATCTGGCAAACCTTCTACTCAAGGATCAAAGGCAACCGGAGAGAGATATCTTCCAGAAAAAGCCATTAAGTCTTTAAGCTCTTCAGAGTATGCGGCAACCACAAAGAAAAAACGAGAAGATACTCGCAAGGGAAAGCAGCACTCTAGCCAACCAAAGAAGGTTGCAAAAAAAACAGCGAGGCATAGAAAGTAATGGCTGAAAAGAAAGACCCGAGACTTGCCCGCGCTGGCGTTAGTGGATACAACAAGCCAAAGAGAACCCCAAATCACCCAAAGAAGTCTCATGTTGTTGTGGCAAAAGAAGGCGACAAAGTTAAGACGATTCGCTTTGGTGAGCAAGGTGCCAAGACAGCTGGCAAGCCAAAAGCTGGTGAGTCAGACAAGATGAAAAAGAAACGCGCATCGTTCAAGGCTAGGCACGCCAAGAACATTAAGAAGGGCAAAATGAGTGCGGCCTATTGGGCTGACAAGGCGAAGTGGTAATGATTAGTCGCGCTCAAACAGGAAAAGAAGTTAGCAAGGCACCCGGGTCAAAGAAGGCCAAGGTTGCTAAGGTTATGAAAGAGTTTAAGCAGGGTAAGCTGAAGTCTGGCGGGTCTGATAAGAAAGTCAAATCACGCAAGCAGGCTGTTGCTATTGCTCTGTCAGAGGCAGGAATGTCCAAGCCAAAAAGGAGAAGTAGTCGTGGGAAAAAATGAAAAGAAAGCGTTAAGTTTTATTAGCCCGCTGTATGCCGCCACCCAAGGCACCGCACCGGGTCTGCTTGGCCTTGGCGTATCTGCCCTGAAGAGCTACAAGGATCGCAAAGACGAAGAGGATGAGATGTCCGGCAAGAGCCAGCTGGACAAAGCAGCGGGTGAAGCCGTTCAAATGAGAAAAGGCGGCAGGGTAAAATCTATTGACGGATGCGCCACTCGCGGCAAAACTCGCGGAAGAGTGTGCTAATGGCTACCAGCGGAACGTATGCATTCAATCTAGATCTGTCAGACGCTATAGAAGAAGCGTTTGAACGAGCTGGGCTTGAGCTTCGCAGTGGATATGATTACCGCACCGCACGAAGAAGTATTGACCTCTTAATGCTTGAGTGGCAGAACAGGGGATTAAACCTTTGGACTGTCAAAGAAGGAAGTCAGGTTCTGACCGCTGGCACCGGAAGTTATGACCTCGATCCGCAAGTGTTCGATATCGTTGATGCATACTTGAGAACCGATGCTGGCGATACTCAAAGTCAGTTCGATCAGAGTATGAGCAGAATATCGGTAAGCCAATACGCACACTTATCCAACAAGCTGACTCAAGCAAAGCCTCTCGAGTTTTATGTTGAGCGTAAGCCCACAGGAATCACAGTAAAGTTGTGGCCCGTGCCTGACAGCCAAGAAACCTACACATTTGGGTACTACTATATGGAACGTGTAGAGGATGCTGGTAAGCATGCGTCAAACAACATGGATGTTCCCGCTCGATTCCTGCCATGCTTGGTTGCTGGCCTTGCTTACAAGTTGGCCGTAAAATATCCAGAGGCAGCATCTCGCGCCCAGTTGCTCAAATCCGATTATGATGAGCAATGGGAGCTGGCATCAGATGCGGCAAGAGAAAAAGCGTCACTGTATGTTGTCCCCGGAGGATATACGTTTTGAGTTACGCTGAAGGGAAGTACGCATTTGGCTACTGCGATAGAACTGGGTTTAGATACCCAAAGAAAGACTTGGTTCCGCAAATCGTCAACCAAAGAAAGACTGGATTGCTGGTTGGCCGAGACGTTGTTGATCCAGATCAACCTCAATTACAGCTTGGTCGCGTAAGAACAAACGACCCGCAAGCACTGAGAAACCCAAGGCCGGATCAGTCTCTTGAGGAAAGCAGGAGACAGTTTGCTTGGAATCCTGTGGGCGGCGGCGTAACTGAGCTTGGCAGCAGGACTGTTGCATTAGATATTTCTGCACAGGTTGGCAGAGTTACCGTGGAGACAGCATAATGGCGTTTACATACACCACGCTTAAAGCAACAATTCAAGATTATGTGCAGTCTACCGAGACCGATTTTGTAGCCAACATAGATACGATCATCAAACAGGCAGAAGATCGAATACTTAAGTCAGTTCAGCTGCCAGACTTCAGAATTAACAAACTGGGAAGCCTGACATCTGGAAACCAGTATCTAACAATGCCGTCAGATTTTCTCGCTCCATACTCACTGGCCGTTGATGACTCAGGATATGAGTATTTAATATTTAAAGATGTGAACTTCATAAGAGAAGCATACCCATCTTCGTCAACTACTGGAACGCCAAAATATTACGCAATATTTGATGAGAACACATTTATCTTAGGGCCAAGCCCGGATGATGATTTTACGGTTGAGCTTCATTACTTCTACAAACCAGCATCGATTGTTGATGACGGTACAAGCTGGCTTGGAACTAACGCAGAAAGCGTACTTCTTTATGGATGTCTGGTAGAGGCTTATACCTTTTTGAAGGGTGAGGCAGATCTTCTCCAAGTTTACATGGCAAGGTATCAAGAGGCTCTTGAGGATCTTAAAGGTCTTGGTGAGGGCTACAGCACAACCGATAGCTATCGATCTGGAGCAGTAAGGGGTGCTAGAGGATGATTAATTTAAACATTTGCGAGGTTGGAACCGTTACGGTTAAAACAACCAACAATAAAGAAACAGTCAACACCAAGGAGTCTATTCCTGTTAAGGGTCAAGATGACACCAATGGTAAAGAATCAACAGAGAGGAAATCATAATGGCTATTACACAGGCAGTTTGCACATCGTTCAAGGTTGCCCTTCTTGACGGAGAGATGGACTTTAGTAGCGATACAACCGATGTGTTTAAGATCGCTCTATACACATCTAGCGCAACACTCGGAGCATCAACCACCGCTTACTCGGCAACCAATGAGGTTTCTGGAACTGGGTATTCTGCGGGCGGAAACACGCTTACTATTTCGGCAAACCCAACATCATCTGGAACTACAGCGTTTTTAGATTTTGCCGATACAACTTGGTCTTCTTCTACTATCACTGCTCGGGGCGCTTTGATCTACAAGTCTGGCGGAAGCAACCCTGCTGTTGCGGTTCTTGATTTTGGCGCAGATAAGTCATCAACATCTGGCGACTTTACTATCGTCTTCCCAACTGCTGATGCAAGCAACGCTATCATTAGGATTGCGTAATGGCTCTGGTTCTTGCTGATCGTGTAAAAGAAACCACCACAACGACTGGCACGGGCGACATATCTCTTGGTGGAGCTGAAACCAACTTTGTTGCTTTCGGTACTGCTTTGTCTGACGCAGACACAACCTATTACGCTATTGTAGATGATGTTAACGCTGACTTTGAGATAGGCATTGGAACATACACTGCTGGAACAGACACCCTGTCTAGAGACACTATCCTAGATAGTACAAATGCTGGATCTGCTGTTAATTTTGGTGCTGGGACAAAGGTTGTATTCATAACCTACCCAGCAGAAAAGTCCGTTCGTGTTGGTGGGAACGTCTCGGATCTGACAAATGACGCTGGATACTTTGCTGGGTTTACCTCAACAGTAACCGCTACAGGCGTAACCGCATCTGCCGGAGAACACGTCCATGTTACGGCATCCACTCAGACGATAACTTTGCCAGCAAGCCCTAGTGCAGGAGAGCGCGTTGCAATAAGTGTTGGTGATTTCACTGATACAGTGGTTGGAAGAAACAGCTTAAACATCATGGGTCTGGCGGAAGACTTTACTATTGATGTGGCAAACATGGGTTTGACCTTTATCTACACAGATGCAAGTAATGGCTGGAGATTATTGTGAGTACATTAACAGGTTTAATTAGTTCTGGTGGTGGTGGTGGTGCTACTGGAGAGGTTTTTACCGTTTTACAGTCTAGCACTTTTACGTTTCCTTATGATGGAAAGGTAAAGATCTACTGCATTGGTGGCGGTGGCAGCGGCGGCCTTTCAAGTAATGGAAGTGGCTCCGTTGGTACTGGAGGCGCTGCTGGAGGAACCTCTGTTAAGGTTTTAGATGTTACCGTTAGCGATAGCATAGTCTGCGTTATAGGGGCGGGCGGAGCTTCTACCACAAGCCAGCCAAGCAATGGAAGTTCTGGGGGCCAATCTACAATCAACTCTAACAACCTAGCTATCAGTTTGACGGCGAACGGTGGCTCTGGGGGGATAGGCCAAACCTTTAATAGCGGTGGTACGTTTAGTAATGTTTCTGGAGCTGGAACAGGATCTGGTGGGGATTATAACTATACGGGCGGTAGCGGTGGAACTTTAACTGCCAGCACAGGCGGTGGAGCTAACTCTAATACTGGCAGATATTGCACCGGCGGTGGCGCTACTGGGATAAATTCAAACGGGATAAGCGGCGGCAATATAACTGCAAATAATGCACAATATTCAATAACAGCTGGCGGCAGTCTGTATGGAAGTCCAGTTAATTTATCTAAAAATAACTCAAATGGTTTAAGTGTTGGGGGAAGAGCCGCTTCCGGATTAATAGATGCAGCTCCCTATAGTAACTCAAACGATACTTGGTCTATTGGCGGAAGTGTTCCTAATGTTATTCAGCTTGTTGCCTCTAATGGAATGGACGCTGCAAATGGAAACCCAACATTACCGGAAGTAGCAGTTAAAGGTGAGGGCGCTTCAGGCGGGTATGACGGAACAAATTTAGCTTATGTTAATGGGGGGCCGGGAGGCGGGTGCGCCGCTACTCAAGTAAACGGCTCAGGCCATCCAAATGCTGGAATGTTTGGCGGAGGCGGTGGATGCACAGGAAGCGGACTTGACGCTAATAATTCTGGAAGTGATGGCGGTCTTGGAGGCGGCGGCGGCGGGGGAGGGGCAAGGGTTGGTAACGCAACTCCATTAGCTAGTGGCGCTGGCGGTGATGGCATGGTAATAATTCAATATGTTTAGAGAGTAATCATGCAAACAGAAAACTTTATTTTACACAGGCAAGGTGTTTTTGGAAAGCAATACTGTGAAAAAGTTATTGAGCAATTTGAAAGATCACATAAAATTGGCAACACTATCTCTAGGCAGCAAAACGATGAGGGCTACAAATTAAGAAAAGATGACTTTGCATATTTTCCATTTCAAGAAACTGACGCAAGGTCTTTAGCTATACTTTCAGATTTTAATCAAGTTTTTTGGCCTGTTGTATATGGCGAATATGTTGAGAAGTTTCAGATATTAAACGACCACGACAAACATAGCATTTGGACGCACAAGGTTCAAAAGACCAGTCCCGGTCAGGGTTATCATATTTGGCATACAGAAAATATGGGAAGGAGTAGTTGCAACAGGCTGTTGACTTACATTCTTTTTTTGAATGATGTTGAAGATGGCGGTGAAACAGAATTCCTTTATTACGGATTAAGAGTAAAACCGAAAGCTGGGGATGTTTTGTTGTGGCCAGCTGGGTTCACGCATACTCATAGAGGAAACCCTCCGTTAAGTGGAGATAAATACATTATGACTGGCTGGGTAGAATACTGAGGATTTGGCATGGCAAAGTACAATATTAAAGATACAGATGGAAATATTTTAAATACCATAGTTGCCAGTTCTGAATTTGTAGAGGAAAACTTTGAATTCTACGAAGAAGTTGTTGTTTCTCCCACGTTGTTAAATGAGCAAATTGAGATAATGTGGCGCAATAAAGAGCTTGATGATACCGATAAGTATATGGCGGTCTCTGATTATCCAGAAGCCAATAGAGCTGCTATGGCAGATTATCGTCAAAGATTAAGAGATTGGCCCTCTACTCCAGAGTTCCCATACATAAGACCAACCTTAGAGCTGGTTATAGAGCAAGTATCGGAGTAATAAAATGTTTTCATCTGGCGCGTTTAGTACAGCCCCATTTGCGTCAGAGTCTGCAATAAATGTAGATGTATCGATAACAGGTCTTTCATCTGCATCTTTTGTTGGTACCCCATCTGTTACTATAGATGTAAGTGTCTCTCTTTCTGGTCTTGAGTCAACATCTGGCATTGGAGATGTTGTTGTAACAAACCCTGTATCTGTTACCGGAGTTTCAGCAACAGTATCTATTGGTGATGTAACTGTATCAGGAAATGCCCAAGTTTCAGTTACGGGCCAGTCTGCAACAGTATCTCTTGGCGATGAATCCGTCCAGATAGATGTAGATGTAGACCTTAGTGGGGTCTCATCAACTGCATCAGTAGGGGCGGTAGACTTCGTTATCGATTCAAATATCTCTGTAACAGGCGCTGGGTCGACTGTTAGTTTGGGCGATGTTACGGTAAAGATTGACATAGATGCGCCAGTTACTGGGGTCTTAATGTCGCCGTCAGTTGGGTCGGTTACTGTTGAAGCTGACGCAAATGTATCTGTTACCGGGGTCTTAGCGCAAGTCTACACTAACGGCGTTTTAATCTGGAGCGTGGTTCCTACAGACCAAACACCAAACTGGCAATTAGTAGATGACCTACAGGTTCCAAACTGGAATAATGTAAATACCTAAAGAGATTAATTAATGGCTACTCAATATACAGACATACTTAAACTTGCGTTGCCGACTACTGGTGAGCTTGATGGCACATGGGGTGATGTTGTTAACAACAACATTACCTCTATGGTCGAAGAGGCTATTGCTGGGCTTTCGACAATCAATACTTGGTCAGCAAACTCTCACACCCTGACTACAGCAAATGGAACAACATCTGAGTCACGAGCAGCAATGTTGATTTTGACCGACTCTGGTGGCGCACTTACTGGTGCTGGCGAAGTTATTTGTCCAGCCGAAACAAAGATTTATCTAGTGTATAACAACACTGGTGAAACTATAACAGTAAAAACATCGGCTGGCACTGGTGCCGATATCCTAGATGGTGTGACGCTATTTGTTTATTGTGATGGAACCAATGTAGAAAAAGCCAACACAGACACTACTTTATTACTATTGAACTACCCTGTTGGAACAAATAATGTTGGTGTCGGTAGCTCTGTATTTTCTTCTATAACAAGCGCATCTAGTTCCACTGGAGTTGGATCGTCAGCATTAACATCATTAACAAGTGGGGCAAACAATACCGCAGTTGGCGCAAGCTCTTTAACCGCAATAACATCTGGGACTAGGGCGGCAGCTTTTGGCAAAGACTCTATGCTTTCAGCAACAACTGGAAACTTTAACGCTGCATTCGGTACATCCGCTGGAGAGTCAATAACTACCGGGTCAAACAATTCAGCATTCGGCGATGATGCATTATCGAATGTATCAACCACCGGGTTTAATACTGCTGTTGGCGTTTCTGCCGGAGGAAGTATAACTTCTGGCTCAAACAATACAGCGATAGGTGGTGATTCAATGGCATTTTTTGGTGCCGCAATCACCGGGTCGAACTTGACCTGTCTTGGCTATGACTCACAGCCTTCGGCGGCTGGCGCAACAAACGAGGTCACCCTTGGCAACTCAAGTGTGGCAACACTGCGCTGTAACACAACGACCATATCAAGCCTATCTGATCAGCGCGATAAAAAGGATATTATTGATAGCCCATACGGCCTTAACATCATAGAGAAAGTAAAGCCTCGTCAGTTTGTTTGGGATAGTCGTAGAGGTAACATAAAAGATGGAACCGTTGAAATTGGCTTTGTTGCCCAAGAATTGCAGGAGGTTGGGGATAACGAAATCCTGCGACTGGTGATGGATGAGAACCCAGAGTTTTTAGAGGCAAAGCCCGGGAGCTTGATTCCAATCTTGGTGAAAGCAGTTCAGGAGCTTTCAGAAAAAGTTAAAGATCTGGAGAGCAAACTATGAACATCAGGCTAGAGCCTTGGTCAAACCTAAGCGACCAACAAAAAGTAGAAAAACATTATTTAATTTCCTTGGAGAGCGCAAGTTTGATTGATGCTTTGGTCGCATCTGGTGGCGACAAACAAGAAGTTAAAAGAAATGTAGATCATTTAAAGATTATGGTACTAAAAGATTTTTGGAACGGTCAGGATTTGGCTCCACTAAACGAAGCCATTTCTGCTGGAGAGGAGTATGTAAATGAATAATGTTAAGCAAGCATTTAAATCTCGTACAGTACAATTTGGCGTTGCGTTAGCATGCTTGTCTGTTCTTCAAGGATTTGTTGGATTTGTCCCAGCCAGTCCAGCGGTGCAGGCATTAATAGGGTGTGGCATTGCAAGTGCAATAGTTGTTCTCCGCTTTATAACCACGCAGCCGATAAGTGAGAAATAATCATGGAGCAGTCCTTTATCAATATGCTCGCTGGAGCAGTCTCAGTCTTGTTTGGTTGGATACTTAAGACCGTGTGGGACGCTGTTAAAGACCTTCAACAAGCTGATGATGAGCTAATTGATAAGGTGAACAAGATCGAAGTCTTGGTTGCTGGAGAGTACGTCAAGCGCGAAGACTTCAGGGCTGATATGGATCGGCTTTTTGATAAGCTGGACAAGATAGACAAGAAGCTAGATTTAAAGGCCGACAAGTGATTGCAGAGCTTGCCGCGTTTAATGCCGCTTACTCGGTAGTTAAAGAGTTTGTAGCCAACGGCAAGGATTTGACCGACTGCTTTAGTTTTATCGGTCAGATGACTACAGCGAAAGAAGACCTGAAGCTACGGCAAGCAAAAAAGAACAGTTTTACCAGTGATGCTGAAGAGTTTGCAGCACTTGAGCAGATCAAGCAAGCCGAAGACGAACTAAGAGAATTGATGCAGTATTACGGTCGAGCAGGTTTATGGGATGACTTTGTTAAGTTCCAAGCAGAGGCTCGCAAGGCTAGGCTTTTAGAGCGTAACGAGAGGATCAAAAAGATCAATAAACGCTGGCAGTATGCAAGTATTATCGTTGCTGGCTTTCTTGGACTCATAGGCTCTTACGCTATTTTCGTGATAGCCAGTGCGGTTTTAGGGAGCTGATATGTGGCAAGCTCTTGGTAAGATCTTTGGCTCAGGCGATGTCATTGAGAAAGGCTTACAGCTAATTGATGACATGCACACTTCCACTGAGGAAGAAATTCAAGCTAAATCAAAAGCTAAGACCGATCTGTTACAAGCCTACGCCCCATTTAAGATAGCTCAACGCTACTTGGCGGTTATGTTTGCTATTACTTTTCTAACAAGTTTTGTTTTAGTTCTAACAATGACTCTGCTTGGTAAAGGTGATATAGACGCAGTAAAAGCGGTTCTTGGAGATTTCTACATCGGTGAGATTATGCTGACGATTGTTTTCTTCTATTTCGGCGGCGGTGCGTTTGAGGGTGTGTTAAGGAACAAAATCAAATGAACTATTTTTCTGACGATGAATTACGGTGCCAGTGCGGTTGTAATGAGTTAATCTTTAACTCTGCTGTCAGGGTCGCTCTTAATACAATACGAATGGAGTATGACAAGCCAATGGTTGTAACCAGCGGCTACCGATGCCCAAGCCATCCAATTGAAGCTAAGAAGTCTAAGCCCGGTGAGCATACCACTGGCATGTGTGTAGACATAGCCTGCTCTGGATTTGATGCGGCGGTTATAACAAGTTTGGCGTTAAAGTATGGCGCAACAAGAATAGGCTGGAACCAAAAAGGAACTGGCAGGTTTGTCCATTTAGGGTGGTCAACCGATTATCCCAAAGGAACGTGGACATATTAGGAGATTAAGATGAGTCAAGGAAGATCTGGCACCAGTCCAACAAAAGGCGGGTCAATGCCACAGTCAAGTTATCAAAATCCGTTTGGCAGTCAGAATTATAGGCAGCCATCTAGCCCATCAAAGGGTGGCCAGTCCTCTTTTGGCGGCCCCGCATATCAGCAGTCGGGTCAGTTTGGTGGGCAGATAATGAACAGGCCTATGCAGTCACCCGGTGGCAAGGGCGGCCAGTCGAGACCTCCTCTTGAGATTCAACCATACCCAATGCCATCGCCCGGCGGTAAAGGTGGGAACTATCAAAGACCTCCAA